ACTTTCCGTTTGATACGTTATTTCCTAATTTCAAAGAAATTAGAAAATTAGGCTTATGATTAAAAAATGCAAAGCATTTTTTAAACATAACGTTAGAATTGAATGTATTTTACGTGATTTACCATTTTTATCTGGTAAATAAATATTCTCTGTTAATGTTTCTGTTTTATGATTTATACAAGATGTTAGGTATTCATCTAAATTATAAATTGGATAATATTCTGCTAATTTTCGTTTTAATCCTAAATTTGGAGTTGATATGAAATGTCTCATTGAACGACTAATACTCCAGTCTCCAAAAAATATATTCACATCTTTACCAAATGTTTTTTTAATATCACGTATTAAATCAGTTTCAGCTTTTTTACGGTTGATATATCCATACCATTTATATTTTCTAAATATTTCATCTTTATATTTTTCTAATAATATTTTATTAAGTTCATTCTTTTTCTTAATAAATTTCTTAAATTTTTTATAATTAACTGATTTAGAATTATAACTTGATAATTCATTTTCTATTTTTGAAATATTTTGTTTTCTTTTATAATTCTGTAATAATCGTTGATATTTTAATCTTTTTGTTTTTTTCAAATGTGTTTTATTAGTATATCTTAATCTCATACCATTAGAATTTTTCATATATAATAAACAACGTTTACCAGGATCCACAACACACCAGTTAGAATTTTTTAATTGATTTAATTTAGTATCGCTTAAATCTTCTAAATAAGGAAATTCAATATATTTTTCTAATTTCTTTTTATCAATAGTTTGCTTAACTTTAAGTTGTTGTTCTTCTTTTGATAATTTCTTAAAGTCTTGTTTCATTTTATCAATAGTTTCTTTAAATTTTAATTTATATTTTATATCATTTTCTTTTTTAATATTTTTTAAATTAATTTTATATTCTTCTTTCTGTTGTTGTGTCATATTTTTACAGTTATTTTTCATTTCTTTCTTCTTATTTTTCATATTTAATTTTTTTAATCTTTGAGGTTCAATAAAAGAATTATGTAATAATTGAATAGAAACTGAGAAACAATCAGTTGAAATCCTATAATCAAAACTATAATTAGATTGTGTAAAAATAGGATGATTAAGATTAAAATATGTTGTCCATAATTCTTCTTTATATCCTTCAATATCTTCATTATATTTATTGTTATCTTCTTCAATAAATAATTCTACAAGTGTTTTTGTATCTATAGGGATAAATTTAGGGATAGTATCTGTTCTTAATGGAAAGAATTGAAACATTTTCATTTCTTTTTCTTCCATAATTTGGCACATATGAATCATATATTTTAAATATTTTTGAGGGTTATTTTTAATATCAAATTCATAAGAATTATTATATTCTGTTGGTAATATTTTATTTCTATTTTCATTTATCCATTTATGATGTATACTTCTAGATTTTAAGGTGTTATTTATTAAATCTTGTTTAATATCAAAAATATCTTTATCAATATCATATCTTAAAACTTTCTTAAGTTGTTTGGGATATTCTTCAGTTGTATCATAAATTAATGTTTATAATAAAATGCTTAAAAACAAGAACAGCAAGATTTCTTGATACGTGGAATTAATAAAACTAGTTTAATAGCACCCGTTATTAAGGGGTCCATTGCTTGTCTTTTATCATCTGCAATAAGATTGTATTTCTTAACAATAATATTAAATAGGGTTTTTATAAATTCTGGTAATTCATCAGCTGGTATTAATTGAGATTCTTTAATAGTTCCATATATATCCATAATCATCATAATTATTTCGGGTACATCTTGATAATCAATCTGTCCGTCTTTCATCATATTTTTAATATATTCTTCAATGCGAGATGTAAAATTTTTATCATCTACAATCATTGTAACTAGTTTTTTAACATCTTCAGATTCGAAAGAAGTCATTATAAATAGAGTAGATAAAAAATAAAACTAAACTATTTATATGAATCCGTTGTTACCACCAAATTGTGTATCTATTTCGTGTGATAATTTTACACATCCAGATAAATTACTATTTAAATATTTCATATAATTTATTCCTTGTTCCATTTCTATCATATATTTATAATGCGATGTTAACCATTCCACTATTTTTTCAGAATGAGCTAAACCTACGTGAATCACATTATTACGATTATCATCTATATTGGCAATAGTATACCATTCCATTATACTATCAAGAATCTCATTTACTTCATTTAATACACTAATATTATTTTGTTTAATATTATGTATTGTTTCTCCTAATAATGATTGGTGTTTATTTAGGAAATTCTTAAAATTCTTTTTGAGTCTCATAAAATGTTTTCCTTTTAATGTATGTTGTAAATTTTTATAGATTGGTAAGGTTTTGATACAATATTCGTTCTTCAATGAAAAGAACTCGTCTATTTTTTTCATATATTCTAATAAAGTAATAGTACGTTGTTCTTCTGTTCCATCTAATTCCCAACTATAGGGAATTAAAAAAGTTCTAATATCAATCCCTTTTATTATATTCGGATTCTCAAGATATAAGTTCTTTAAATTTTGTGTATGATATGAAGTAGGCCACAACTCTTCCAATTTAGATTCATTATTACGAGGGACCTCTTCTAAAATAATATTACTAGAAGTAAATTTTGTTTTCATCCAGCCAGCCATATCAGTAGTATTATCGCACCCAATATTATCATCGTGTTTATCTGCATATAGTAATATTTTATTATTACGTCCTTTTAATAAGAAATATCCAACCGAACCATAAATTGTTGTCATTATAAAATAATTTAGAAAAAAATTATTTTAAAATAGAATTAATTAATAAGAATAAGAATTGTCATTATATTATTATACATAATAAATTAATAGAATGAATTAAATCATTCATTGTCATATGTTTCCAATGGTTTACTAATCGGTGAGCTTGAATGATAAATCCACCAGATACGAGTAAATAATTTTCCCATTAATTTACTCATTCCAACAATTTTTGAATGAAAGAAATAATGTTGAATACATTTAAGTTTTTCTCCAAATTCTAATAATCGATTTCTTAAAATATCAGTTTCATCTTCTGAATCTAATTTATAAATAGAATTCATTTGAATTGATTGATATAATTTATCATCTACTTGCCCTAATACATCTAATTGTAAATCTTCTAATTCTGATTTTATCATATTATATGGAGATGCTGCCATAATTTCAGGGTCTTTCATAATATTTTCATCTGATGATGGTACTACTGTTGAAATGAATCGACATAAAAAATGTGCCAAATCAGTTTGATTTTTTTCCTTAGTATGGTCTCGCAACTCAAATGCACGACGTAAATAAGGAAGTAAATAAGATACTAATATACATTCTTCATTATCACGAAATTCCCAATTCATATGAAGATGATTAATATCTTCTTTCATTGAGAGGGACCAACCTCCTTTGTAATTTGATTTAATAGATTCCATAAATTCTATAGCATCTTCATCTGTAATATTTTTATCAAGATAATTAATACCAACATTTTCCCAATTTTGTTTTGTATCATATTGTTCTGATATCATATTGGCTTGAATGAGTGCATAATTAACACGATTCATTCCTAATACAATAGGTGTAGTACTAATTGATAACTCTTTAATTCGTTCCCAAGAATAACCAGCAAATACAACATTACCTTCTTTATCTAAACCACGACGTCCTGCACGTCCTGACATTTGATGAAATGTCATTGCATCCATATCATCAATTAATTTATCATCACGAGTAATTACAACTGTTCTAAATGGCATACTTACACCAAATACAAGTTCTTTATCACTAAATACAATAGCAAGTTGTTTCATACAAGCTAATGTTTGAACAAGTCGCAAATATGGGTCAGGTAATCCTTTTGCATAGACTCCAACACCGCGCCATAATAATTTAATCATAAAATGATAAAAGTCACCAGAATTTTCAAAATATTTTTTCAAATCTTTTGCCCAACCTTCTACTGTGGACTCAGAAAAGTATTGAATTGAATTTAAAATGAAATCACTATGAGGCTCTTGTAAAGCTGGTGGAACAATAGTTTCAGATTCTTTCTTAATAGTTGATATACCATATCCATCTTTCTTCAATTTTGTTTTTCCTAACATTTGTTTTAAGGCTTTATTACTATTTGCATCTACAATGCTTTCATCTTTCTTTCCATTTTCTTGACGACCAGCAGCCTTAATAAGACGCAAACGTTCTTGATATAACTTTGGATGAGCAGCATTTTCAAGTTGTTCAAGATTCTTTGCAAACTCACGAGCCATACGTTTACAAGCACTTGTATTTTTTTGAAATATAATAGCTGGAGTTTTATTATCTTCTTTTAGTTTAAATGCTAATTTTACTAAATCGAATGTATGATTTTCAATACTATTATATTTATAACTATTAATTACTTTCATTACAATTTCAGGATGTGTTTTATATTCTTCTACTAAATATTGTATCATATCATAATAGTATTTAATTGCTTCATCTAACTCAATTCGTATATTTTCTAAAAAATAGTTTGATGGATGTAATTTAGTACTAGGAATAATATCATTAATTTTAATTGCCAAGTCCCAAACATCTGGAGGAGTTGGTTGTAATGATTTCATCATAATACTACCATCTGCAATATGTTGTTCTTCTACCAGAGCTAATGGATTTAATGTTACCATACTATTTGTTATATTATCATAATAGTAACGTTGTAAATTGAAGAAACGTTTTGTACAAATAACTTTTTTTATTGGTTGAAGGGGTGAAATTTTTTGAAACCAAGTTATTAATTCATCTGTGTTACCAATCGTAGCAGATAATGCCAAAACAGGTATATTAGTTAGATATTTTGCAATTTGTTCCATTGCACTACCCTCCATTTTACCAATCATATGAATTTCATCAAATACCACCCAATCAATCTTAATTTTAATATATGGAAGATATTTAATAATACTATCGGCTGTGCCAACAATTACACGTGACTTGTTAAGACATTCAATCATCTCATAACGCTTTGGAAATGTTTGATAAGTTGCAGTTAAAATAGGTACATTTGTTCCAATAATATTTCCAAAATAAGCTGACATTTGCCAAGCAAGAGCATCAGTTGGAACTACAAAAAGAATATTACCTTTAGTAGTAGCATAACCGGATAATACAGATTTACCAGCAGAGGTTGGAGCATTAACAATTGTTGATACACCTTCATCAATATTTTTAATTACTTCAATTTGCCAAGGATCTAATTTTCGAAATCCTTTGATATTAAGAGGAGGCATTTGTGAATGAAAATCATTAAATTGTAATCTTACTAATTCAAAATGCCCCATTGTTTCAATAATAGTTTTCATTTTAGCAAGTTCTTTTGAATATTCTGTATTTATTTCTGGTGTAATTATAAATTGGTCTTCCATTAAACGGAAATAAATATTTGCAACATCTCGGGTATTATTTTTAGATAAATGATATTTTAAAGTGTAGAGTAACAATCTTGTTCTTCCCTCATTTGTTGTAACACGAGCACTGAAACCAGATGTTTTAATTGCCTCAATATCAGCTATACGCTTTGATTCTTCTTTCATCAAATAATTAGAAAGAATAATTTCATCTGTTTTCTTTAATGGTTCATTTCTTTTCTTTTTTTCTACTAGTTGCTCTTCTTTTGAAATTTGAGGGGATATATAATCATGTATATTCTCTGGATTGAAACCATTTTCTGGTTTCATTGATATCTTCAAATAAGCTTCTTGATTTGGATTATATTCTTTTTGAAAGAAACTAACTTCCCAATTACCACGTTCATCTTTAACAGTTTTAGTTGTCATTAATAATATAATAAATATATATTTATATAACATTAATTCAATTTTTATAATTTACGAGTTTACGAGTAAATTATACATATTGCAGCGTATCAATTTTTATTAGTGAAATCGCTATGCATTTTACTAATAAAAAGACCGAGTCTCGTTTTTCAAAAATATTATTTTTTGAAAAAGAGTTCTCACAATTTTTATAATTAGCATGTGTACCAAAAATATAATAAAATAATTATAAAATCTAATTTAATATTTTATAAAATAAATTGTTTTATAAAATAAATTATTCTGATAGAATAGAACGTAATGTTAGATTTAAATGTCCTGAATATTTTACAAGACGAGATAATAAAAGTTCCCGAGGTTTTCCTAAGTTAAACTCTTCTAATTTATCTGCCAAATGATTATATTCTATTTGTTTTTCTATTGAAAGTTCTTCCCAACTATTATTATTACTATCCACTATAATATCACAATGTTGAACATATTTACTAAAATCTCGAATAACTCCTGGATTTGTTAGAAAAATATTTAATAGAGTTTTAAAATCAGGTTGACTAAATAGATTAACAGTTTTTTTATTCATCGTATCAATAATTTCAGGAGTCATAACAGGTTCATTCTTCAACATAGTTGAAGAATCTAGCTTATCTGACAAAGTCAGATAAGGTTCATTATTAGGAAAAGCTTTGCTTTCTCCTAATAAAGTAGCTGAGGAAAAACTCTGTTTTTCCACAGGTTCATTCTTCAATATAGTTGAAGAATCTAGCTTCTCTGATAAAGTCAGATAAGGTTCATTAACAACTTGGACTTTGCCGAAATTGTTATTTGTTAATGGTTCAAATTGTTCTAATGGTATGACAGTTTGTATAACTGATTGATGTGAAATTTGTCGAGGCGAAGTTTGTTGTTGTGTATCAATTTCCTTTCCATTTTTCATAAAAATTTCTTGTAGTTTAGTCCGAATTTCTATTTCAGATGTAAATACAAAAATTCCTCTATATTCATCTGCTTTAATATTATAAGAATTTTCAGAGTTTTTAATTTGTTCTGAATCTATAATAAATCGAACTTTTTCAATTTCATTTGAATCTAATCCGTGAAATTTAAATAATTCTTGCAATAGATTTAAATTTATAGGACCTTCAAAATTATCAGTAATTTCATAATATTTCTTATTACTGGTTTGACCAACTAGCTTAAATTTAATAGGCATTAGATTTAATAATATTATATATAATATTACTAATTATCAATTTTTTTATAATATAATATCACCTTTATATTAGATGGATGAATTAAAAAATTCTCTAAATATTGCAATTAATTATTTACTTAGAAATAATATATACACATATAAATATAATTATAATACATATTTAATAAAATTGAATAAATATGTAATAGTAGAAGATGATGTATATAAATATCTCTTAGTAATAAATATATATATGTATCGCAAAAATGTTATAAATGTACATTATACGGAAAGACGTCAATATATATTAGATCAATTTAATAATTTTATTGAATTTTAGAACCATAATTTACTTAAATTATTTAAAAATCCTCCCGTCATTCCTGCCGCTTTCAATGCTACTTTTTCTTCATCTTGAGCAGTTTTTAATAATTTAGTTTTAAGTTTAATATTTTCTTCTTGAGTTTTTATAGCTGTTTCGGCTTTTAATTTATCAGTATTTGCTTTAGCATTTGCGTCTTTAAAAGTACCTACTTTATTTTGTTTGTTAGCAGCTTCTATTTGTGCATTAGTAGGTTTATTTTTACCTGCTGCAGTTTGAGCATCTTTAGCAGCTTTTTCTTGAGCTGCGTTCAAATCTTTGTTAGCAGTGTTTGCTGTGGTAATAGCAGCTTGAAGGGTTTTCTTATTTTTTTCTTGTTCTACATTGGCTGCATCTAATTTATTTTTTGCATCTAAGGTATTATTTTTCTTTTGTTCATATGTCTTTTTTGCTTCTTCTGTCTTCTTAGTTTCATTAGCTTGTTGAGCAACTTTAGGATCAACTATCTTTTTAGCTTCAATAGCTGATTGAGCAGTTTTAGCATCAGTTTTTAATTTAACTTCAGCATTTTGTTGAGCTTGTTGATTAACATTTGAGTTAGTGTTAATAAGTGCATTGAGATTATTTAGTGATGATACGGGTTGAATAGCAGCAGCCTTTTCAGCAGCTTCTACTTTTTTAGCAGCTTCTGCTTGTTTAGCGGCTTTAGCTTGTTTAGCGGCTTCAGCTTGTTTAGCAGCTTCTGCTTTTTTAGCAGCTTCAGCTTGTTTAGCGGCGTCTACTTGTTTAGCGGCTTCTGCTTGTTTAGCAGCTTCTGCTTGTTTAGCAGCTTCAGCTTTTTTAGCAGCTTCTACTTGTTTAGCAGCGTCTACTTGTTTAGCGGCTTCTGCTTGTTTAGCAGCTTCTGCTTTTTTA